AGCGTTCTGTTTGGGTTTGTCGAACTCCCAGATGGTCGTCTGTTTACGATCGGCGTACCATTCGTGCTTACCCTTTTTCTTCCATCCAAACAACACCGGTTCGTGCCGCCATTGGTATGGACTCCGTCCGAGCACCAGAGATTGCTTTTTCCAAATACATGTGCCGGAGAGATAGAAACCCGCTTCCGAGAACGCTCTGCGGAAGTTCAAGCCCTCCGTATCCGCATGGAACACATAGATCGAAGCATCGTTTGCCATGCAGGCTTCCATGTTCTGAAACGAAGCTAGCAGGAAATCATAGAACGCGCCATCGGTCATATTGTCATTTTTGATCTTTCCCGCGCTGCCTTCATAATTCACATTGTAAGGGGGATCGGTGATCACGAGGTTTGCTTGACCGCCATCCATGAGAAGGTCGAACACATCACGCTTCGTGCTGTCGCCGCAGACAAGCCTATGCTTGCCGAGTAACCAAAGGTCACCCGGCTTTGTGATTGCCGGTTCTTTGAGAGCGGCATCCACGTCGAAATTGTCATCTTGAACGCCGGCACGCTGAGCGTCCTTAAACAACGCGTCGATCTCCGGCGCGTCAAAGCCCGTCAGCGAAACGTCGAAATCCACAAGCTGCAGATCGGAGATCAGCAGAGAGAGCTTTTCTTTATCCCATTCGCCGCTGATTTTATTGAGCGCGATGTTCAGTGCTTTCTCTTTCTCCTCACTCATTTCCACAACGACGCATTCGACCTCGGTCACACCGGTATCGATCAACACCTTTAATCGCTGGTGACCTCCGACAACATTCCCGGTGGTCTTGTTCCAAATCACTGGCTCCACATATCCGAACTCCGCAATCGAACGCTTCAGCTTCTCGTATTCCGGGTCGCCGGGTTTCAGGTCTTTGCGCGGATTGTAATCCGCTGGAACAAGTTTACCGACCGGCAGCGTTTGAATGTTCATATGCATGTCCTCTCAGGAGCATGGTTTGTAAGCCCGACTTTGCCGCTGGAAGATTCCCTGCTAACGCTTGCCCGCGCAGAGTCTTGCGTTGCTGGCTTGTCAGGCGGTGGTATTTCAAAGAGCGAACGAACGCTTGTATCTCGTCCATGGCTACTTCCCCCTGCGCGCGGTCAGCAGGCGTTCCATAACGTCGTCCTGAGGATTTGTTCCCGTGTAGTCGGTCGCGCAGTTTTCCTTGACGATCTGGAAGATCTCGTACCAGAGCCGGTTCGTCTGTGCCATGTAATTCTGGCTCATTGCCACATACGGAGACTGGATCGCACTGCCGGTGGTCGGATGCTTCGCTAAGAAGCCGTATTCCGTGACCGCTTCCTCGCACTGAATCCAGCGCGCGGCGCTCATGGCGTACCGTTCCAGCAACTGCGGAGAAACGATTCTAGCCGCGCCGCGTTGGTCGAGCCAGTCCCATGTGTTCGCGTAGATCTCGGCCGCTTCAAGGTTGCGACCATCCTTTTGTCGCGCGGAAAGCAGTTCTCTCGGCAGCGGCATTTCGTTGCCTAAAAGATTGGCGGTGCTGGGGAACTCCACAACAGTCAACTTCCGCTTCCCGGGGTTACCGTCGAGCATCTTGTCCGCGAGCGGCTTCTTCTTCTGTCCTGCGCCCAATCTCGACCCGCCGTGACCGTTTGGCATGTGAGTTTCCTCCTGCAAAAAAATAGAGGGCTATTCAACCTCTTGAAACCGCGAAAGTTTGTACGTGACCCGACCGCGTTGTCCAATAGTTTTTCACACAGAGATATGTCCTTGCCCACCGGGGCATGGAAATATCTCTCAAGTTCTTATCTGGTTGTATAATTCTTCAAGCGCTTCAGACCATCTACCGCAGTCAGTTTTGTTCTTTTGCTCCCATTCGATTTGAAATCCCTGCGAACCGGTCATCTTGATCGAATTACATAATCGATGAGCCAACTGACAATTCGCCAGCTCATGTGTCCCCCCTTGTGAAAGAGGAATGATATGATCTATCGTTGCGGACCATAACTTTTCGGGAGATTTGTCGTAAGGAACAGGTAACCCGCATATGCAACACACCCCAAGATCACGATGATATATGCGTTTGAAAGACACTGGTTCTCGGTACGCTAACCTCATTTGTTCGCTTCTCTGGATCTTGTACGCTCGATCATGATACTTGTGTTCGCACTCTTCTGAGCAATACTCATAACGTGTTTTGCCGCATTCTGTTGTAACGTTGCATCCACATTCCTTGCAAATAAAAGTCCGTGGGATATATGCTTCAGCCCACTGTTCTCTTTTCATGCGCAAATTGGCGTAATGGCAACATTCTGAGCTGCAGTAGATATGATTTGGAAATGATGTAGAAAATTCTTTGCCACAAACAGAGCAATTCCTGTGATACTTTGGTTTGACTACGGGGAGCTGGGTTCTATGCCGCTCTTCTGTTTCTTGCCGTTTCGCTTTGTTTTGACACTCTTTGCAGCAGAACTTCATTCTATACGCGTTTGGCCGCCAGAAAGGTTGTCCGCAGAGTTGGCAGGTATTATATCGGCGATTATGATTCGAAGCGCATTCCGGCGAACAAAATTGTTGCGAAACACTTATTGTTTCAAATTGATTCCCGCAGGTTACGCATAATTTTAAATGCTTGGTCCTGAAATGCTTTTCCGTTATCTTCGCCAAACTACTACAGACCATCGAACAAAAGCGTCTGTCTTTTTGCAGCGCAAGGAAGGATTTCCCGCAAGTTTCGCATACATGAGCAAAACCGCTTTTCTCAAGTCGAGATTGTAGCGCGCAGGACTCAGAGCAATAAAGAGGCGGTCGTCCCGAAGAGCGATATTCGAAATATTCTCCGCACGTCTGGCATACATACCGCTTCACAATAGCTACAATTTCTCTATTGCCAGCATTCATATTGCCTCCAAACGAAGATCAGTACCGTAGCGGTACTGATCCATGTGATTATCGCGATTTTCTATTTTCCGTTTCGATCGTTATCGAGCTGTGACAGCTTTTACAAAGCGCCATGAGGTTGCCCTCGTCGTTCGTGCCACCGTTTGCCAGCGGCAAAATATGATGCACTTCCTCAGCCGGGGTCAGTCTGCCTCCGCTCTTGCACTGCTCGCACAAAGGATGTAGTAATAGAAACCGCGCACGGAGTTTCTTCCATGCGCGGCCGTAACGTTTATTTGTGTCTGAGTTGCGAAGGTAATGATTGTACTGGCGTTCGGCGATCTGCTTATGCTCATCACAGAACCGCCCATCGGTCAGTCTCCCACAGTCAGGGTAGGAGCACGGACGCTTCGGTTTCATCGGCATCGTCAGCACTCCTAACCAAACAAGCAAGGGCTCCCGCGCATTGCGGAAGCCCCTCTTTCTTTTCATCCATTTTGTATAAGATCACTTTCCTAAGTGACATTCAATGTCATTTAGTGACAACTTTTCAGAAAATAATCCTGTGCTAAGCAGCACTTTCATTTTCGGTCTGCACCCAGCGCACACATATTGGTTCTTGGGGATATAAATGATCTGTTGTACTTCCATGCCACAAAATCGGCACCGCGGGAAATATAGCATACCCTTGGTGGTTTTTACGATGCGCACACCATCGCGCAAAGCTTCCTGATAACTCATCGTTCCACCGCCCACGGTACACATATACTTTCCAGCGCAAGGTCATGCATTCGTAACAAGTGCCGCTGCGTGTACCCCAGCTCAACTGCGATTTCTTCCCAGCGGTTAAAACACAAATACCGCAGTTCCAGTATGGTCTGGTATTCTGTGTTCTCCACTCGCTTTATTCGCCGCATGATCTCCGTCTTTAGATCGACAAGCGCGTCGATGTCGTCGTTGATCTCGCCCTCTAGATCGACCATTTTGGCAATGATCTCCTCCATGGAGTGCGGATTCGGCGATGCCGCCTTCGGCGCGCCGGACAGCGTTCCCGTTGCTTTACCGAGCAGGTCACGCAATGACATGACCTGCGCCAGTTTGCTGTTAATCCGCTGGTCGATCCGGTATGCCTGCGACAAGTATTCCTTTGCGTTCATTCTATTCCTCCATATCCCCACAGGATCGCATCCACGTCCTCCACCGATCGAACCACGAATGCGCGGCCTCCCGCAGCTTGGATTCGTTCGATTGTGTGTTCCTGTAGATTTGTCAATTGTCCCGTCGTAGTCTTCACCTCAAAGGCGAAGAACCGCCCACACAGGCAGCAAACGATGTCCGGCAGTCCCGCCGTTCCATACATGCCGCCGTGTTCCTTCCAAGCGAAGCACATCGGCTCCACCTTAAGTCGCCGCATTATTGCAGCGACGATATCTTTTTCCAACATGTGCTTCCTTCCTGTTACCTGTTACGTGTTACTTCTTCCTATCTAGGGCTAGAACTATACACGCGCATACGCGCGCGTACGTGTGCACGCGAGAGAAATAAAAACATGTTTTCCGTGTAGCTATAGAAATGAAGGTAACTAAGTAACAAGTAACATAAAAACTTAATCCCAGGGACTGATTGGTTCGGGTGTCGTGGGATCAAAACTAGCGATGTCGCACCGTTTCAGAATTTCTTCATAATCCAGCACATACGCCCGTTTTAGCATTCCGCTGATTCTCACCGGCTTGTACGCGATGAACAAATCAGATTGTCTCAGCTGTTTCAAAAATTGCGCGTAGTCCAGACACTCGCCATTAATGGCGTGATCACGACGGTATTGCGTGTATCGGTCATAGCAGAGCTTGAAGTAGATCGCCACATGGTCCAAATTCTCCATGATTGTCCACTCGCTTGCATAAAGTCCCATGCGCGCCATGCCCTCAAGCGTCAGCTCAATGATTCCCTTATTGGCGGTTCCACCATCGAGAAGATATTCCTTCGCGCCGTACACCAAGTACTCCATACATCGCTTCATGGGGATATTGAATACCTGCTCCCACTCTAGACCATGCGCTTGGCACAATGCGCCCAGTAGTTGCAGCCCCGCGACGCAGCACGCGATGTTGTTCCGCACCCGTGATGGCAGTTCCGCATCAATCTCATCCAGCGCGCCGCGGTACCATGTTTCCGCGTCCTCGGCGGATGTGTTCAACGCGACCCCCAAAAGCACCCGCCCGAACCCCGAGAGAATGTCTGACATTCCGCTCAGGCGAGCAAACACTTTTCGATGTTTCTCAGGCTTGAGGTCTTTCTTCGAAAACAGCAGCTCTATACTGCGTTCCCGGATCGACGCCTCCGCGGGCGATTCCTCGCCAGCGACCACGAGCGGCGCGCAAAGCGTGTATTTCGTCATGGTCTGATCCGCGCGGCCACGCTCGCCGTCCGTGCCGTCGTAGGCGTTTCGCATGTGGTTGAGGACAACACTGAGAGTCATACGGTCGATTTTAGAGGGTTTAAATTCATCCAGCGTCTGCGGAATCAGGTTTGAAGCGACGGCTTCCTTCATGAGCGTGAACTTCGTTACCTGCGACGCGGCCGTAATGCGCGTTTTGGAAAAGATCGGCAGAATAATTCGCTCGAGCGTATTGCTCTTGCCGCTTCCTGCCTCACCAATCAGGAACAGGTGTGGATACTTGATCTTTCGGCTCTTGAGATGCTCTTTCAGAAAGCATCCGGCACACCACGACAGCACCGCGATCGTCTTGGCCGGTTCGTTGTAACCAAGCAGCAACGCACCGAGTTCCACGATCTGATCGACGGAGATAACAGACGCG